AGAGACATCAAATGAGACAATCGTATTACTTGAATCTTTATAAAAGATTAAACCGTCTGCATAGTTAATAGCCAGTTCGCCATATTCTAAACTCGTCGGAGCCGCTGTCGGAGTTCCAGATCTTTTTATTTTTACAACATTAGCCATTTAGGGCTCCTTAGAAAGTACCACCATCAACAGTAACATTGTCAAGATTTGTTCCACTTAATACGGTGACTCCAGCAATCTTGAAAACCTTTGTGGAGACAAGATCAATATGCTCAGAAGATGTCCACGAATCAGTTGAATCAACCCAGTTAAATGTTTTTGTTGTAGTTCCAAGAACAGAAATACCAGCACCATCTGCCGTTGTATCTGTTGGAGTTGCAACATTCGCAAGAACAATATTCTTATCCTCAACAACCATTGTTGAAGTATTAAGAGTTGTTGTATTACCGTTAACAGTCAAATCTCCAGTGACTGTGAGGTTATTTGAGATAGTAACATTAGCTGGAAGGCTAAGTGTCACTGCGCCAACACCAGAGTTTGATACTGCAATTTCATTTGCAGTTCCTGTTAGACCCGTTACAAGGTTTGTTGCTCTATCACTAACTTGTGAAGCAGTGATTGAAATTGATGTAGACACTGCGTTGGACAAACGACCCTGAGCGTCAACTGTAAATGAACCAACAGCAGATGCGTTACCATATGTAGCAGCTGTAACTGCGGTATTGTCAAGATTGATGGTGATAGTATCGGTTGCCCCAGCGGTTGCTGTGAGACCTGTACCGCCCGAAATTGTTAGTGTATCGCCAGATGTAATTGTCTGACTTGTACCGCCATCGCCAGCAAGGGTAAATGTTGTTGTCGCATTAGTTACGGCACCATCAACATATAACTTAGTCGCTGCATGATTGTTTGCAGTTGGGGTAGGTACAATTGTAATCCCATTAAATGTCGTATTTCCATTAACTGTTTTATTACCAGTAATAGTTTGATCACCACTAAGAGTTAAGAACGCACCTGAACCGCCGATGGCAATAACTGTTGTGGCTGTGCCATCAATACCGCCAGTTCCTTCACCATAGTAAAGAACATCATCTACTTCGTTAAATGCTAATTCTGCATTCTCTAAGCTTGTTGGTGCTCCAGCACTGCCGGTAGCCCTGCGCTTAATTCTTATTTTATTAGCCATTAATAATTTCCTCCATCAAGCAGCAGACTTGCTGCACTATGTCTATGGTCAGCTCGAGCTGCCAAATTGCTTACGCCAACACTTGCTGTTCTTCCAACATCTTCTGGATTTGTTACCGCAAAAGATAAGGATGCAAGGTTAATTGTTGCTGGCGCAGATGTTATAACTGTTGTATCTGCTGTTTGAACTGTTACAGCTGTAACATCAGAAGCAATTGTCAGATTTGAAGAATCTGTATTGATTGCTAGTGATGTAATATCTCCAGTTGCAACTCTTACTGATGTCACATCAGCAGGCACTACTTATACACCTCCCCGGTTACTGTTACATTACCTGTGAGAAGTGTTGTAATGGTTTGTCCATTTGTTTCTTGAAAATCATAAACATATGTTCCGGCAGCAATATTTGCTGTATTGCTTGCAGTAAGAGACATGACCACAACGCCATTTGCCCCATCTGTAATTTCAGAAGAGAAATTTGCAGCAACAGTATCTGAATTCCTTTTCTTTCTAATTGCACCATTATATGTTCTTGTAGAGATATTAATAGCAACATTAGAGTTATTTTTAATTCTTAACTCATGAATATAAGTATCACCTTGGTAGATTGTAATGTTTCTTGTAGCTGCCATAAAACCTCATTAAAAATATATCAATATTTAGTTATGAGAGCAAGGCTTTCCAAGTTGCTGCATCAACATCTCCAGTTGTTGGTAGGCCAACTTTCTTTTGGAATTGCTTAACAGCTTCTTGAGTTTTTGGACCAAAACTAGAATCTTCTTTGCAAGCAATTCCATGCTTGTTTAAAAGACCTTGAGCTCTCCGAACAGCCGCCCCTTTATAATCTCTAACTAGTACTGGAAGAGCAGCTGGATCAACCTTTGCCTCTTCATTTTGAGCTTTAGCTGGAGCACTAGCAGGTGCTTGCCCATCTCTCTTTGTAATAAATTCAATCACAGCAGCAGGGGGATTGTCGCCTTCTGTATAGCGTAAGTGCCATGGCTCTTCTGGCACAACTTCCCAACTAAATCCAAATTTACGAACATTATCAATAAGCCAATTTAAGCGCTTTGGTTCAGCAGCAGTATGAACATCGACTGCCAATCCGCTATTATGCTGCGATGTACCAGGTGCGGCAAGACTGGCTAATTTAGGATCTTTCTTGTACCACTTAACCCCTTCAAAAGTTCTTGTCTGAGCTCCAGCAATTGGCTCTTTCTGATATCTCTGCCTAAATGCTGCCAATTGAGATTCAAATGAACGATATGTATCTCCGGCAGAAACTGGCTTTAATTCAATACCATCAATCTTTGCAGCTTCAACCATTGCATCCCAAGCATCTGCAGCTCTCCAGTGTAACTTTCCACCGCCCTTAACTGGCTTAAGAAGACTGTCTGGAAGTTTTCCGGGTGCAACTCCCTTTAAATCTGCTGGCTGTTTTACCGGTACAATAATATTCCATTTAACGCTCATTTTAGAACTCCTCCTCTTTCTTAACTGCTTTCTTATCGACTTTACTGAAGACTTCATTGATTTCATCCATATCTAGTTTACCATCATCTAAGAACTCACGTGATAAACCTTCAACAACGGTAGCAACGCCAGCAATCCCTGCCATAAAAACCGCCTTCCAGACAGGAACGCCAGCAATTGTACCCGCCCCGATAACTCCAAGTCCCGAGGCAGAAAAGGTCGCCAATATACGAAGGCAAATATTTTTGACCTGTTCCATCGCTTATGCCTTCTTTTTAACAGCGGGCTTTTCCGCAGGCTTCTTTGCTAAGAAAGAAGCAACTGTTGGATCGCCAACTCTTGTTGATAACCATGCAAGTCCGTAGGCAATTGCCGGTGTTAATACGGCAACTACTTCACCGTCAAGATTTAGCTGAACAGTAGCCAGCCAGACCCAAACGCCGAGTGCGCCTCCCTTAAGTGCTTGATCTAAGTTTTGTGACTTAGTAGACATGATCACCTCCCTACCCCAATGGGTATAATTCTATTATACCCCATTGTTTGTGATAAGGAAACTGGATCAATTAATATCGTTTTTAAAGATATTGTGAGTATAGTGGATAAATATTGCAATTAGGGTAGCAATACCCGCCGCTCTTTGCGTTGCGCCAGAGAGGGTAATATAAACAACATAACTACCTGCAAGAGTAAATGCTAACCCGGCAGTTATATTCCAAAGTTTGTTTATAAAACCAGACCAGTTAAATTTCTTCATTTCAATTCCCTCCTTTATATAATACTCGTAAATGCTATTTTTAGCATAATGCTCATCATCCTCACCTTCAGCATCAACAATTTCACCTGCTGGCTCGCTTCCCTCTTCTTCTTTTCGTGAACGACCTTCTGAGCCAGAACTTGGATTAGAAGAGCCTCCTGAGCCTCCAGAACCGCCTCCTGAGCCTCCTGCTGGTGCTGTTGGTGACGCTCCGGCAGCGCCAGTAACGGCAACCGTTGCTGTTAATGTTGCAACTGCAGCGATAACTGTTTTTCTTGCGCCAACATCAATGCTTGATCCTGTTGGAACATAAGTATCAAAACCTCCGCCATAAACATCAATTTCCTCTTCAAAAGCCTCTTTGATTTCATCAGGGGCTTCCGTAAGAGCCTCAGAGAGTTCCTCTTTTTGTTCATCAGTAAAAGAATCAGCATCAACATTTGCAAAAACCTCTTGGGCTGCCTCAGTAGATATCTCTGTAAAGTTATCATTTAAAATAATTGCTACTGCAACAGATGCCTCAATTGGTTCTTCCGAATCAGCAATTGCATTAATAACATTATCTAAAGCTTCTACGGATTCAATATTTTCAACAAGATCAAGGGTTTGCTCTTCTGATAATTCATCAATTACTTCTGTTAATTGCTCTATACCTATAGATTCTAAAACTTCTGTAAGTTGTTCTGAATTGAGATTATCAATTACCTCTATTACATATTCTGCCTGAATTTCTTCAGAAGATATATCTTCAATAATACTTTCAAATTCTTCTTGTGTTACTATAGTCTCTTGTGATTCTGTATCTTGCTCTGTCGTTTCTTCTGGGGATATCGGTTCTGGCTGCTGTTCTCCTTCTTGTTCTTCTTCTGGATAATCAGGAAGGGTCGTTTCAGGCTCAACAGGCTGAGCCTCCTCTTCATCCTCCGGTTGAATAAACTCAGGCTCAGTTGTCGTAGTAACTTCTGGCTCAGTCGTTGTAGTAGTTTCTGGTTCCTCTTCAGGCTCAGGTTCAGTTGTTGTCGTGACTGTTGGCACATAAACGGTTGTAGTAGTAGTCTGGGGAGGCGATGTTGTTGTGGTACTGGTTGAAGATGTTGTTTCAGGGACTGTCGTTGTGGAAGTCGTTGAAGAAGTCGTTGAGGTTGTTTGAGGAGCAACAGTTGTAGTTGTTGTAGTTGAATTAGGGTCAATAACAGTTGCATCAACAGTTACTTCGGGTCCGTATACACACGGACCTATGCCTTCGCTGGAGAAGCAACTTTGATTTCCCGCTTTAATGCCAAAGCGCACAGGTCCAAATCCAGTAGTTACGGGGTTGCTTCCAGAAAACATTCCAGTACTTAGCGAGTAGTTGGTGCCTT